ACTCACCCTGGTAGCCCTGACGACATTGCTCGTGAAACCGACTGGTCTAAGCCCGACCGACCAAAAATTGATGGCTCCTACGTCAAGCCACGTCGGTTTTTAGCTTGGGTTGGTACTTCTGCTTCTCGCAGTCGTATGGAAGTTCTGTTTATCGAACAGAAGTCCTTGCGTGACCAACTAACTGAAATCTTGCAAGAGATTGAAGACTATACCTGGACTGATGAAGGCTTAGCTAATTTCTCAATCAAGATTACTCGCAAAGGTGCGGGACTTGAAACTTCTTACAGCATTCTTCCTAAGGTTCGAAAAGTCCCTGAAAAGATTGCAAAAGAATGGGAAACAACACGAGATAGTATCTGGCTACCAAATTTCTTTGAAGGGAAAGATCCTTTTGAAGGAAAGCAAACTGACGAAAAAGGTATTCCAGCTGGTGGAGTAGACAAACGCGGAAGCACTGTGCTTCCAACAAAAGCAAAAACAAAAAAACAAGAAGAGGAATCTGAATTCTAATGATCGAACTTAAAGTAGCCAAAAATGAATTGGGACTGTTTCAAGCTGATGCAGTTCTTACCTTGCCACCATTGTGCATCTCATGCCAAAAAGCTGATCGAGATGATTTGGAGTATCAAATCCGAAATGATTTTCGTGAGCTAGTAGAAGAAATTGTACAAAAACAAATCAAAAACGAATTCTAATGACCAGTTCAAATCTACAAAACCTGCCTCCTGAAATGCAGGCACGGTTAGCCGACATCCTTACACAAGCAAATGCCCTTGCTCCTAGCACTGCAGATAATACTGCTGTTAATAGTGTCGTACAAACTAATCAAGTTCCTGCACGGCCTCCTTCCCTAATGGATCACACGATTGCTTTGCGCCAAGAAGTATCACAGCTGTCACAGCAGGTTTATGCAACTGGTCAAGTTGTAGAAGCAGTGGGTCAAGCTGTAGGAGAGTTATACCAACTCTTTCAAGCACAGACCGAAACTACAGATTACAGCTCAAATTATCAAACGCAACAGGGTGTAGATGGTGACTTCTGATCTTCCATACAGAATCCAAACTTCCGCCGGACATAGAAAGTATCTATGCTCCGGCATTTATATGCCGAGTGTAACTACGGTTCTCTCGGCTACTGAAAGCGAAAAGTCCAAAGCTGGTCTTCGCAACTGGCAAAAGAATAATCCGGGTGCGCTAGAGGCAGCATCAACTCGCGGCTCGGCTATTCACTTAGGTTGTGAAAATTATCTCCGTGGTTTAGATCCAGGTGTTCCTGAAGATTATCTAGATTTCTGGAATGGTATGTCTTCTTACCTTGATTGGTTTGATACAATTCATTGGTCGGAGCGTCCTTTACGTCCCGATTGGAACCATCTAAGAAGTGATGATAGAGAAGTCGCATTTGTTTGGAGTACGGAGCATAAATATGCTGGATGTCCTGACCTTATTGGTGAAATCGGTGGAGTACGAGTTATTGCTGACTTTAAAACTAGCAATGCTCCTTACTGCGCTTCTTTTCCTGATCGTGGAGATCGAATTGGATTCGGTGGTTACCGAAAATATACGAAGTGTGCGCAGCAAATGGCTGCATACAGATATGCACTAAACGAAAGAACAGGTTTCCTTTGTGATGTTGCTCTGATTATTGTCTCAACTCCAGAGACAACTCAAGGCATCTTCATTGATGGAGATCAACTTGCGTTGCATGAATCACGTTTTCTGAAACGTTGTCAACAATTCCATGAAATAGATAATGAAACTACGGATTGCAGTACACAAAAGTTGCAAGAACAAGCAGAGTAAACCTGCACGCGATTGGCAAAACATATTAGAAGATATTGATTGGTTACTAGGTTGGGTTCAAAACGGCTATGGCTGGTGTGCCACACACTTCAAAGCTCGTCATCGAAAAGCTGATAACTCAGCTGGCTCGAACATGGTCGTCATTGACTTTGATGGCGACACTACTCTTGCCAGATTTTGGTCAAGTGATACTGCCCGTCAATGGTGTGTAGCCACTTACACGTCAGCTAGTCATACAGAAAGTGAGCACAGGTTTAGAGCCTTGTTCCCGCTTGGCAAAGAGCTTCTATCTACTGCTGAGCACAAGGGTGCTTATTGGTTAATCGTCAATCGTTTACTTGCAGAGCTAGAGCTCAATGAGCTTGCTGATAACTGTGGGCAAAAACCTGAACGACTGTGGTTTGGTAATACCAATGCAGATATTCACAAGAATGCTGAGTATGAGCCTGTCCCAGAATTTCTCCTCAATGACATCGCATATGACGAGTCTTCTAACTTTGTATCCTCGGATGTAACTGATATAGACATACAGCGTTGCCAATGGTTACTAGAAAGCTTTCTAACACCGTCTGATGACGGTCAGTATGAAACTTACTATGTACCAGTCATGGCAGCCTGTGCAGGCATCGGTGAGCCTGTATTTGATGCTTGGGTTAACTGGGTATTAAAAGGCCATCACGGTGAAAAACCTGAAAATGTACAACCATTTAAATGGCGAGGTCTCGGAAACTTTTCAGGCCCAACTACACTGTATTCACTTGCTAAAAAGCAAGATGCAGACTGGGCACACAAGCTGCCATCACATCTTAGGTTTGGTGCAGTAGGTGCAGCTGCGGGATACACAGAGTTTGATCCAGTACAAGATATTGATCAGATAGTCCAAGATCATTTACAAACAAGGAGTAGTAGCAAATCAATGAATAATTCAGATGAATCCATTGTTCCAGAACCTTTACCTGATTCAAACCAAGTTAAAAAGCGTGGTCGTCCCAAAAAGAATGACGATGACTTAGCCAAGCAACGTGAATCAGATGTTCAAAAGGTTAAAGAGATTCTTCTTAACCTACGAAAGAATGAACTCACTGGAGCGATTGAGTACACACAGCCAGGTGGTGAAGCTGTCTTTCTTCAAGGTCAAGACCTAGACCTTATGACTACCAAGCTTGCTTGTGAAAACGGTGTATTCATTCCTGAGCAGCGGATCAAGTCTGCAATTCAATATGCAGCAAATCAAAATAGGTATTGCCCGATCCGTACCTACTTAGATAAATGTGCTGATACCGCTGAACCTCACCCTGACTGGGACAACATTGGTGAAATTTTCCTAGGCAACAAACACAACATCTCTACTACAGCAATGCAGCGCATGATGATTGGTGCTGTAGCTAGGGCATATGACCCAGGCTGCACCATGTCTTGGCTGCCAATCCTGGTAGGTCCTCAAGGTGCTGGTAAATCAATGTTCTCCAGAAGCCTTGTGCCTCCTGCGCTGTTCTCTGAGATCACAACACCTTTGGATACGCTCATGCGTGAGCAGTATCGCCTGCATGTGGCATGGCTGCTAGAGCTACCAGAGATTGATAACTACTTCAATACAAGAAATATTGAGAACTTCAAAAATCTTGTTACTACACGAGTAGATGAAGTGCGTTATCCATACGCATCTCTACCTAGCAAACTACCTAGGCGCTTCGTATTTATTGGTACTACCAACCGAAATCAATTCTTGGTTGACAGCACAGGTAACCGTAGATTTGTTCCACTCGAACTTGGAGCTGGTTTCCAAATTCCATGGAAAGAGCTGTGCAATGTACGAGATAGTCTGTGGGCTGCTGCAGTAGCTGCATATCGCAATAATGAAGGCTATGAGTTTACAAGTGGTGAGATCGCTGCTATATATGAATACATCCAAGAGTTTGGTGATCCAGACCCTTGGTTAGATAAGATCGCATCCTATGTAGCTATCCGAGAGGAAGTAACTGCAGCAGATGTACTTACAAATGCTCTCGAATTAGATCCTCGTAATCAAGGTCGTAGAGAAGGCAGACGTGTAGCTGATGTTCTTCAATCCATGGGTTGGAGAAGACTAGTAACAAGTAGGAAAGATCCGGCAACGGGTAAGTCCAAGTCTGTTCGTGTGTGGCAACGTCCTAAGAATGATCCTCTATTAGAAGATCACATTCTTAATGACTTCTAACTACACTTTAATTAAGTAAATACATATTTTTAAGTTAAATGAAATCCACAGATATCAAGATTGGTCAACGAGTATTTGTTGCGCCACATAATCGAATTGCATTAGTCGTAGGAAAGCCAGAGTATTACACTCCTCGTGCTCGTCTAGTTCGGATCAAGTTTGAAAATAGTACTAGGTTTGAATACAAACTCAACCACCAACTAGACCTACTGCCTACTGAGTACCAATACAAAGCACATGGTGGTAGTCACGTAAAACCTGCTGGTGATTTTTGATGCCTGAGTCACAGCCCAGTAAAAAAGTAGGTGGGCACACTTACGGTCGAAGAAATTTAAACATGTCTAATACCGCAGAAGAGGGAGCTCTCTGTCTCTATAGCGGTCACTCCATAGGCAGATTTAGCTCTTCTTCGATGCGCTATGACAGTCATCAAGCTTGTGTCCGCTGTGTAGCTGCTGCAAGAGAAGGGCGCATGTCTTTCAATATTGATCGGCTTCTCAAAAAAGAACGTAAGCGTGCACTGAAATTCTGGTCAAAAGTTGATATTGCTCAACCTGATGACTGCTGGGAATGGCTTGGCTATAGGTGCAAAACAAATGGCATGCCTCAATTTCCGTGGAGGCGTCCAGGAATTAGTACCAGTACACAGCACCACCCACAAAGGGTTGCTATGTGGTTTACCTGGGGAGACCTTGGCTACACAGGAGTCAAGTCAACATGTGGAAACAAGTACTGCTGTAACCCATTTCATCTTATACCCCAAAAGATTGGGGTTTTTGTTGACTGCGATTCCTATCTAGAAAGTTTTGAGTTGGCTTGTGAACTTCACACCTTAAAGCAGCAAATTGCGGAATACAATTTAGAAGAAGCAATGAAAGAACAAGAGAAACTAATTAGTCAACAAGAACTTGAAGACCGATCAAATCTATTGTTCGAACCTGATTCAAATTTCTCAGACAGGTTCCAAGCTGTTGTGGAAGATATGTTGAGTGGGAGACACCCAAGTCAGACAAATCAAAATCCTAATAGTCATTTTCAAGATGACGAGGAAAATACCACAGAAAACTTTTAATTAATCTATCCTTAGTAAAGAGTCATAAGAATATGTCAAGACGAAGCGATCTTATTCAACAACTAATTTCATCCAAGAAATTTGGTCCTGAAAAGAAACAAGAGCAGGAGTTCCTCATGGCTACTGCAGAGTTGATTCTTTCTGACCTGATTAATATTGCACTTACTGGTGTTGAAAAAAGGGGAACTGGCTCATTAGTCATCAACCTTATGAATGACTCTACGACGTTCATGTGGCCTGAATCAATTGAGTTTGATTTGAAAACAGCTGAGCGAGAAGAAGACGAGGATATCGTTGACTTTCTACGTGATCTGCTTGAAGAAATCGAAACCAATGACTGGTCAAAAAATGTATTAATAACATTAATTAGCGATGCTGGAACAAGAACATTTGCAGTCGAAGCAGGTCGGTGCCAAGAGGGCCTTAGAGCGCTCGCAGAAGAATTTATCGGATAAGCTTGCCGCCAAGGGTCTAAAGCTACCGTTATATCCGACACCTCAGATCATTGATCGAGCTCGTGCTGTCATGGGCAGTATTGACTTTGATCCAACTTCAGATCCTGTTCAACAGGTTCTTGTTGATGCAACATCCGTACCAAGCATTGAAGTCAATCCTTTGCAGGAGCATTGGCATGGAAACGTATGGGTAGCACCTAAAGGAGCTGTACGTGATTGCCGGATTTGGCTTAATAAAACACTGAGTGAATATCGCAATGGATATATTAATAGTTTTGTTTTATTCAGCAGTGCTTCAGAATTACTACGGGCTGCACCTGTTGTATGGGATTATCCAATCTGTATTCCGTTTAAACGCGTAAAGCAACTGCGTGCCACAGCTACTGGCTTTGAGCCAGTTTCTCCTTCTACTTGGAACCTAATCATATATGGTCCACCAATTAATCAAGCGCTAACTGATATTGACAAAGTCTCTCTGTTTTACGACAGCTTTAGAGACCTTGGTCGTGTCATCTATAGTGAATATGCAGGAGATGGCTGGACTAAAGATCTTGAATACTACGAAGAAAACAAAGGTAGTATTTGATGTCAAAACATATTGCACCGGACTGTCTGTTAACTCTTCCTTCTAACGATCGGGTTCATCCTTGTCGTTTGATTTTAAAAGATGGCACACTAATGTGGAAACATGCACTCTTCTATGAAGATAGTCTTGCATGTATCCCAAAATCCGTTGCACATGAGAGGCACATAATAAAAACTGCTCAGCGCCTAGAGGAACTGAACAGTTGGATATCACAAGGATTAGAGCCTTGGAACTCTTTAACTATCAAAGGGTGGTATCAGCCTTTCAATCCTGAACTAAGTGAAGGTATATCTGTATGCTTTACACACAGTTCACATGAGCTTGATTTTACGTTTGAGAATTTATTGCCACACATCCAAGATCATGAGAAGCTTGAACTAAGAAAAAATTATCTATTCTTTCAACGCTGCTGACAACAAGGCCGCATATCTGCGGCTTTAATAGTTTAACGAATCAATCAACCTAGTAAGATACCATTGTGCTTTTTCAGCATCTTCTTTACTGTTTGACTTATGCCACATACGCAATAAATACTTCAAGACTTGCGCTTGCAAAAATCCTTGCTTACAGCTCGGAGCTTTATCAATCGCATCTTCAATTACTTCAATTGCTTCATGGCGTCCTGCCGTGTAATGAGCAGGGCTATTTACCATGTCAGTTGTAACGGGCTCTGTATATTCCCAAGTGCTGAACTTGCTATTACTAAACCCAGAAACATAATCACCGTTGCTAAAAAAGCTATTCTTTTCGTTCATGAGTTTGTCTCGCGTATTGATTACTCCTTACTTAATATAGGAACTGGAATCATATATTGTGGATATGCCGAGCCCTAAAGGTGACCCGACTTACATCAAAAATAAAGAACGATTCTACATGAACGTTGCAAAGGCAATTAGCCAAGCATCAACACATCCAAAATGTCCAGGTGGATGTATTATTGTTCGTGATAGAGAAATCATTGGAGATGGCAGAAGCATACTGACGGATAGCATGGTTGAAATCGATTGCATTTCATATGCAGTCGCAGCTGCAGCCAAGGCAGGAACTCCTGCCATTGGTGGTGTGATCTATACAACCAGATATCCATTTTCAACATCTGTGTTTCAAGCACACATGATGGGTATCAAAAAGATTGTTCTACTTGCCCATGACTGGGAACCGTATTACAAAGAAGAGTTCAGACGTTCTGCACGTCTAGCTCGTGAATTAAACATTGCTATTGAGCCAATGTTTGAAGACGAAGACCCAAGATTTACTAAGAATTCAAATGACAGAGATATTGACGAAACTCTCTTCCCGGAAGCAAACCCGTTTGCGCCAGATGAATATGATCCAAACAATGCAACACATACCTTCGATGAAAACACAACTCCTATTTGACCTTGAATCCACAGGCTTACTTCGACGTGGATCCACAATTCACTGCATGGTTATGCGTGATGCTGTTGATAGCAGCACTCATGTCTTTGATCACAAGCCTGAACGTGCATTGATTCAAGGCATCAAACAACTAGAAGACGCAGATGTAATCATCGGGCACAACATTATTGGATACGATATCCCATTACTTAAAGAGCAGTATCCAGACTTTGAACCTAAGGGTCAAGCAATGGATACCCTTGTGCTTAGTCGTTTGTTCTATCCACACATCATGGATAGAGATCACGAACGTCGTCCACTTGGCATGCCTCAACGTCTGTATGGCAGGCACTCACTGGAAGCATGGGGTTACAGGTTGAAGTGCTTCAAAGGTGACTTTGGTAAGCATGATGGCAACTGGGCTGTCTATACACCTGAAATGCTGGATTACTGCATCCAAGACACCGAGGTCACCCTCAAACTATGGCAACTTATGCAACGGAGAATGAACGACTATGCCTGATAAAAATGCACCACTAACTTCTGAAGAAATTACAGAAGCAGCAGATATCTTTTTTCCGCTCTTTAATATTGTCGATGAGCGTATGCCTGAAACAGCATCTACAGAAGATACGTTGAAAGTTATGGAAAACATTGCTAAGTTGGCACAGAAGGAACGAATTAAAAAACGAGAAGAAGCTGTAAAGCTTAAGTTCGGATTTAATAAAACTACTGATTCAGATGAGGATACTGTCAAAGATGAAAGTGATTGATTCTGTCAAACTTGAAATGCGTATGGCCAGCATTATGGCCCAACAGGAAGCAAGCGGATTCCGTTTCGATCTAACCGCAGCTGAGCGAGTTCGTGGTGAGTTTGAACAAGAGATGTCTGATCTACAAGGTCAAATCTCTAAACGTTTTATTTATGTTCCTGGCAAGGTCTATACACCTAAGCGTTCAAATAAAACCAAAGGTTTTTTCGCTGGTGCTCCCATGACAAAGCTGCTCGACTTCAATCCAACGAGCCGTCAGCATATTGCGTGGGCTCTACAGAACTTCAGCAAAGCCAGGTTTATCAAGGTTACTGAGACCGGTAAGCCTAAAGTTGATGAAGCAACTCTGTCTGAACTACGAGATACCGCACTGCAGCAAGGGAATACCAAGCTGCATGAGGAGTGTGAGATGTTTATCCGCCTGCTGACTTTACAGAAGTGGATGGGACAGTTGTCGGAAGGATCTAACTCATGGTTCAACACCATCGAAGATGACGGATGCATCCACCACAGCTGTTCATTGGCAACGATCAGCGGTAGAAATGCGCATCGGGGTCCCAACTTGGGGCAGGTCGTAAGTGCACCATGGGCACGTCAGCTATTCATTCCACACCCTGGCATGGTCATGGTGGGGGCTGACTTAGAAGGACTCGAACTTCGGGCGCTTGGGCACTACCTAGCCGTCTTCGATGAGGGCGCTTTTGCTGATGTTGTGGTCAACGGTGACATTCATACGCAGAATGCAGAGCGAGTTGGATGTACCAGATCTGAGGTCAAGTCCCTTGTCTATGGGTTCATTTATGGGGCTGGAGATGTGAAGTTAGGTCACATTTTGCATCCTGAACTTAGCGATGCTCAGAAGAAATCTCTGGGCACAGAACTACGTCGTAAGTTTCTTGATGCGATCCCTGGTCTAGAACCCCTGGTTGATGCAGTCAAGGCAAAAGTGCGTAGTGCTGGTCAGCTCAAAGCACTAGATGGTCGTCCAATCTTCTGCCGAGCAGAACACAGTTCACTCAACTTCCTGCTTCAGTCATGTGGAGCGATCCTGAGCAAGCGGTGGTGTGTCATCGGTCAAGACTTACTTGATCAAGCTGGGCTTGCCTATGACAACGACTACACCCGTTGTGCCTACGTCCACGATGAGGTTCAACTGTCTGTTGTACCAGCAGAGGTAGACCGCGTTAAAGAGCTTCTAGTGGCTGCTGCTCCTCAGGCAGGGCGCTACTACAACTTCCGTGTTCCGATTACAGCTGCCGCTGATCACGGAGACAACTGGGCAGCTACGCACTAATAAGTACCATGGATATATCTACACAACGTTGTATTGTTGCTCAAAACATTTCTAATCTGCTGGAATGGACTAAAGGCTCTGTTCGTATTAAACAATTAGTTTATAGCGATGGTAAGTCGCACACTGAACTTATATTTGATATGGACTCTGATATGTATGACTTCTTTAAAGATCGAGTTGATGTAATAACATCTTGATTGATACAATAGTCTCTATGGAAGACTTACATATTGCTGTTGAGTTTAATGAGCGTACAGTACGTGCGCTTCATTCTGCTGTGTCTATGACACTAGAGAAATGGACAGGGCAGGGAGAAGTGGATCAAGAAGAGCTATTTAAGTTAAAACATTTCTTACAAGGAGCTATATTTGAATTTGATCTAGGTCGTTCGTTAAAATAGTAGTATTTCAAAGAGTGTAATATGGCTGCTCCTTTGCTAAGTATATTTCGTCCGGCAGGACAAAGTTTATTAGATAATCTTTCTAATAATCCTTTTATTGGAGGAACAGTATTGGCTGCACAAGAAGCTATTCCTGCAGTCTTTGGGACCAAACGCACGGATACAAATATTGATCCAAAGATGACAACAGCTATTATTGAAGCTAAAAAATTAGCAGAAAAAAGTGGCAGAAAAAATGTAAAGTATGAAGACTACAATAACTCAACTCCCGGAGGATTTGCCGCTGCCAGGACATTTGGTCAAATTGCAGACAATGAATTCAAACGAGACGACAAAGGAAATATTACTGGAGTAGTTCAACGCTACGATACAAATAAATCACCTACACAAGCTTTGTCTGAATTTAATATTTCTAATCCAAGTACTTATTACAAACCTGTTGAAGCATTTCTATCTTCTAATCAAAATAAAGGTGTTACAACGCACGATATCAATTTTTCTTCACCTGTCACGATTGAATCTAATAAGCCACCCAAACCAGTATCATACAAAGTTCAACAAGGAGATACACTTACTTCTATTGCAAATAGCATGGGTGTAAACGTAAGTGAGCTTGCTAAAAGAAACAATATTGCTAATGCAAATTTAATTAATATTGGTCAAACAATTGTCTAATACGTTATTGCCAATAAACAGCTAGAATATAAATACGTTCATCCCCTAACATAAGGGGACGCAAGTACCTCAGGAATGGAGGGAAGGAACGGGAAACTACACCTCACTATGGAGTTTCCAATGACCCAATTACAAGCTCGTG